TATGTAAGCGAGTATATTCTGCTAGGTCAATACGACCTGCTTGGTATTCTTCTCTAGGGATTGTGTAGTCGTTAATACATCGATCATACAGTTCTTGTTGACTCCAATCTCGGTCGTCTTTGAGTCTGTAGATGTGTACACCACTATCTGGATCTGGATTAGGCGTTAAAAATATCTGTCCACAAACAACTAATTTGTAGTCTTCTGTGGTCATACGGCAAGCATCTGGGTTCTTGCCATCTATATGTGCCCAACCTTTGTTGAAAATGTCCACAGCATTATAGTAGTGTTCCATAAAGAATGTAAAGACATGTAGACCGCGTGGGTCATTAATTCCATGTAGCTGAAATATTTTGCGACAGAACTGATTGTATAAGTTACGATCAACATCCTGTAGCCCTATACTACGATTGCCCGTACCGCATCCAAAGATAGGAAACTCACCGTCAGATAAGTTTAGAATCTTTTCAGGGTCATCGTAGAAGTTGTTTAGTACTGTTAGATTTTTAATCATAGGATTCTCAGTACAAGTGTAAAGCGTTCACCTTGTACAACGGGCTTAACAAAGTGTGCGTATTCGTAATCGGCACTTGCTAAAATCATTGTTCCTAGTGTAGGAGCAAACATAGCACCCTGATTAGGATATACTAGTTCGCCACCTATGTAGTTTTTATTTAAGAATACTACTGCTGTTCTAGTCCAGTCTCGTACCTTTTCTACTTGACCATCTGCGTTAACGATTGCGTTATCTGAATGTGTTTCGTTACGGCTACCTCTTGGATAGTATAATATTGTAGCACTTTCGACATTTAAATTATATCTAGCGATCAATTGCTGTACAATCTCATTATCTAAACATTGTACTTTTTTAATACCGTAGTTACGCTCCTGCCCATCAAAGTACTTCATAGGCTCTGCTGTTTGTTTAGGATTAACTTGCTCTAGAAGAAGATCGATCTCCTGCGCGGTTAATACGCTAGGAATTACTTCGATTTTCATTAGCCCAAGTTGTATAGATAGTTGATTGTTTCTGCGTTTTCACGATGTACAGTTGCGCCATTCTTTGTATGAAAGCGTTTAGCCATTTCTGTCTTAGGGCTTAGTGTAACAAAGTTTGTAACTGTAGGGAATTGCTTACGGATTTGATCAACTGTTTCGAACAGTAAACGAGCACCTGCTCCCGGAGCATAACTCCAAATGGTGTAGAATACTGCTGTTGTAGCTTCGTCAACTTGCTTACCTAAGTCTTCAACACCTGCCGGAACAAAGTCTAGTAAGTTCACACATACTATTGCCGTAGGGTTATTACCATCTAATAAGGCGCTGACAAATCGTCCAGGGCCTACTCTAAAATCCTTAGGTAACTCTGGACGCACTGGATCGTCCTTGATATAATCAAGGATTGGGTCTTGGAGATCAGTTATAAATGATAACATAATATGCGTATTTATATATTTCCAGTTTCTTTTAATAAAAATATCACTTTTTCAAAATCATGAAAAGTTGATAGGCTTAGTGCTACCCTGTCTGGTTCATTTGCGGACCAAACGGCATGCGGTGTTGTTACATCAAGTACATACGCATCACCTTCTTCTGCTATAAAACTGTCCGTAGGAATTAAGTCTTCTAGATCAAACATGAACCCATTAGTTTGATTTGGAATTTGATGCTGTCTAGGTGCTTCAACTTTTTTATTATAAAACTGTGTGGTACAGTTATCTGTTTTAATATAAAAATTGATCACAGTCTTAGACATACTATCAGTATGCGGAGGTACTTGCGAACTAACTTTCATTAAAGAAACACTAAAGTCTTTCCTATATTCTACAGGAATAACTTTAAAGATTGTTTCTAAATTCTTTATTACAGTATTAAGATACTTAATACCTTTAAATTTGCCATCTACAGTTTCACCATAAGAAACATATTCTTCTTTTTCTTGATATGTATCTACAGGATATTTGTGTGTAAGTTTGGCAAACATGTATTTGGAGCGGGAGACGAGGTTCGAACTCGCGACCTGCGGTAACTGGAGCGGGATAGGAGAATCGAACTCCTGACTAAACCTTGGCAAGGTTTCGTTTGACCATTAAACTAATCCCGCATGAGAGTATTTAAATCTTTTAGTGAAGGGTACCGAGAGTTTTGGTTGTTCCCCTAGGCTACCCAGAGTTTACAGCTCTGCTCTACTTGTCTAGCAAACATGGGGCAAGTTTATCGCACCCCAGATACTCCCGGTCTGTAAAACCTGTATCCTTCGACGACTTGCGTAAAATCTATGATTCTCTTTAGCATACTCCCTTCCGAGTTTCTGCCTAGTCCTTGCGGAACGCTTTTATGCCTTGTACCCTTCACTAAAAGATTTGGTGGATGTAAATGGTAGGCCGAGTCGGGTTCGAACCGACAATGCTCTTTCGAGACTGGATTATGAGTCCAGGGCCTGCAACCAATACGGCGTTCGGCCTATTTTTACATACCCAACAATGTTTTAACGCCCTGTGGTAGAATAGGATCAGCCATTCTTTCCGGATGCCAAACAATACCGTATATCTCTTTACTATTATGCTTGAAAGCTTCGATACTGTCAACCGTTGTGGCTAAAGGGATCATATCATTTCCTAGCTCTTGTACACATTGACTGTGATAGCTGTTGACAAAATGCTCTTTGCCTTCCATTTCAACATAGTGTCCTAGTCCGTCATGTCCTAAAACAATACCGTTAGTACCACCTGTAAGATCGTTAACCGCAAAAGCGCCATGGCAAAACCCTATTATAGGTTTACCTAGTTCTAATGCGTGTTGAAAAAGTAGGTCCTCTGTTGCGTGTCTTGCTAGACTGTCCGGACCACCTGTTAAAACCAAACAGTCGAAGTCAATAGTTTTATCTATAACTCCGATGTTTGGTACAGGTATTAATTGATGATCTTGTAGTAATCTGTACCAATTCCTTTCTAAGCAGTCAAATGTAAATCCGTTGATTTTGGTGTCACGCTGACTGATTAGAATTTTCATTGATTAGAATTCTACACAAAGTTCCCGAGTTGGCTCACCGTATGCTTCGCGCATGATCTGTTTAACTTCTTCTGTAGCTGTTTCAAAGTCGCCTAGTGAAACGCAAGAACATTCGAACAAGTCCCAAATCATTTGATTAACATAGCTCATACACTCGTCTTGAGCTTCTTGAGTACCTAAATGCTTCTCTAAGAAGATGCGACCAATGTTGCTGTGGAACTTTTCGTCACGGGCAACACGAGCATAACGAGTTTGAATATAGTCGTCACCTGCGCACTCTGCCATTGTAGCCCAAACATGGCTAGCACGGCCTTCGGCCATATACTGATACAAGTGCATCATGATTGGATTATCTTGTGCTTCGTACTTGTGAATTAGGCTAGCACCCATACGGATATCTGGTGTGTCACGACCTAGGCTTTCGTACACTTTATTCATGTCTAACTTTTCACCCTTGATATGCTCTAGGATTTCTGTTACGATACGATAGTGTTCTGCTTCGTCAAAAACCTGCTTTGATAGTAAACGAGCTTCTTCTGGATCTACATCTGGTGGAAGTTGACTAACTTTCTTAGCCAACTCTACCATATTCCAACGCTCGTTACTCACGCGAATGTTGAAGAACTTTTCTAGTTGCTCTTTGTCCTGACCCTTTTCATCAAAGAATTGGCGAGTTTGAATCTCGGCAACCTTGTGTAGGGGCATAAAAGATTCCCACAAATCGTCTAAAAATTGATCTACTGGTTTCATGTTGTTTCCTCTAATATAGCGATTTAACGCTTAACATTATTTATTGGAACTGTTCAATACAACATCAACTAGCGGCTTGAATTCTTTCTCTTTAGCTTTAATGAACGCACCAAATGTTTCTGGTGTGTGCAGACTAGGAATTTCTTGTAGCAAATTGTTTTCAAATACAGCCTTAACTTCAGGAGATTTAAATGCTTTACCAAATTCTGTTACATACCAGTTTACAACATCAGGTGGTGTACCTTTTGGTAACATCAATCCCCAGTCGGCTGTAACATCAAATTTTGGTAAAGCGGCACTCATTGGCTCTGCTTTCATCTGTGGAATAGCTTTTAGGCTAGTAACTGCCACAACTGTTACACGATTATCTTTGTAAAAACTGTAGGCAACTCCTGCTGGAATAATACCAAAACGCACATGGCCGCCTGCTACATCGTTAAGTGTATCTTGCGGGCTCTTGTGTTCAATACGAACAACGTGATCCTTGTCTTGTGTAAACTTTACTCGTTGACTTAGTTCTTCGAATACTAAACGAGCACCGCCCGAAGCAGAAATTACCAAAGGTTCTTTCTTAAGTGCTTCTACAAACTTAGCAGGGGTGTTTACCTTATCTTCTGTATTAGCAATAATTACAAACGGTGCTACTGCTCCGTGTAGTGGGTAAACAAAACTGTCTGTAGTGTATGAACGGCCTTCGCCCGGAACAGTAACTTTGTCCATAGCAACTAGTCCACCAACACTTACCATTGTAACTGAATAGCCATCTGCTGGACGCTTGCTCAATTCTTCAGTTCCTACGACACCACCAGCGCCACCTTTGTTGACGATTGTGAATGTTGCTTTAGTATTCTTTTCAACTTCTTTTGCTAGTGTGCGGAAAACAATTTCGTTTACACTACCTGGGCCAAATCCCATAACACCTTCAATTGGTTTTTCTGGGGTCCACGCAAATGCCATAATTGGCGCAAGTAACAGCGCCGCTAGTAATTTTTTCATTAGTATTGTCCTTTAAATGTATGGTGCGACTGGCCGGAATCGAACCGGCATGGACTCGCGTCCGAGAGATTTTAAGTCTCTTGTGTCTACCTATTTCACCAC